TAAACAGATTGCTGAACCACTGTTTTACGCGGTCCCAACCAGCTGTCCATTTAGCAGCATTAAATGTGTTGCTCCACCAAGTAGCTACACTTGTGCCAAGGCTAGTGAACCAGCTACTAATGCTTGTCCAGACTTTACTTAGCCATTGTGATATGCTGTCAAATATGTCACTAAGGCCCTGCCCAATAGCTTTTACGGCGGCTATACAGAAGCCACCTATAACTGTGCCAACATCCTCAAAGAATGTACTAAAGGCAACCCAGGCGTCTTCAGCCCACCATTCAATAGCGTCGAGGGTATCTTTTACCCACCACTCAAAGATTGAAATGGTGTCATTCCACCATGTGTAAAGATCCCACCAGGTATCTTCTGCCCAAGTAGCGATCGCATTTAATGCATCAGTGCACCAGCTAACAAATACACTTAAAGCGTTGCCTGCCCATTCGCCTATGACACTAAGTGCATTAGCGGCCCATGCGACAATGTTATCAAGCGCAGTACCTGACCAGTAGTATAGATCTTCGAGTGTTCCACGGCACCAGTCCTCAAAGCCGGCGGTAGTCTCAAATATCCAATCGTCGAGGCTACCAAGAGTGTCATCAAACCAGGAACTAAACTGGTCCCATGTATCAGATGCCCAATTGCCAAGCGTATCTGCAGTTATTGAATCCCAATCGGAAAAAAGTGCAACTGTATCGGACCACCAATCAGAGAAGCCAGACTTTGTAGTATCCCACCAATTTGAGAAACCAGCTGTTGTACTGCTCCACCACGAAGAAAAAGCTGCTTCAGTCTCTGCACGCCATTCAGCGAAACCTGCCTTAGACTCTGTAATCCAACCAGCAATACCTCCAATTAAACCTGCAAACAAGTCTGTAAAGCCTGTAGTAACGCTGACCCACAACTCATGCATAGTAGTGAAAATACCAGCAGTCCAACCTGCAACAGCATTACCCATGTTAGCAAAGAAATCTTTGATAGGATCCCAGAAGAGTCCTATAAAGCCACCTACAAAAGTACCTATTGCAGAGCCTATCATAGAACCGGCAGGGCCACCGATGAGACCGCCGATAACGGCACCGAGTACACTTCCTATGGTCTGCCCGACCTTGGCTGTATCAGAATCAGCACTAGAAAACTTGTTCTCAAGCGTGCCCCAGAGTAGATGCGCTATGCCGTCTACAAGTAGACCAATAGCGGCTCCTATAACACCGCCCTTTAGCAGCTCCTTAGCGCCTGTGGCCTTAAATATACCAGCGATGCTGGTAAAGAATGCCTTAACAGAGCCTGTAGAAACGAATGCCTTTATAACTGCTGAGAAGCTACTGCTAAAAGCTTTACCGATTGCAGTAGCTATACCTGCAACAGCACCGGTACCGACGTTACTAATAGCGTATTCTAGCTCGCTAAATAGCATACCTGCAAGAGCACCTACCGCGGCGCCGATTTTTACGCCGAGAACAGGCTTACCAAATGCAAGGCCTATGAGGCCGCCAATAATTCCACCTATGATAGCTCCCCAGCCACCAGCAGAGACTTTCTTCTTAAGGTCATCACTTAAGCCACCGAGCAGACCATTGTTGAAGTTATCGAAGTACTCATTGAAGTCAGGAATTTCAGGAATTAGTGCATCGCCAAGAGCGCCGAGGCCACCTACAATACCCTCTATGTCACCGAGAATACCGTCATAGTCTCCGCCGCTACCACCAGAAGCATCAGTAGGCTCATTGAGCTTAAATACTTCGTCGAACGACAGTAGGCTCTTAGTACGCTTAGCGGCATCACCAATGCCGCCTATGGCATCTTCCATGTCTTCAGCGCCTTCTTTGCCTTCTTCAAAGCGGTTATTAAAGTCGTCAAGGGCATTTTGAGCGTCATTTATGGATTGGTCCGTATCCTGTAGGATGTCACCACTGGAAGCGCCACCGGCGCCTGCTATTGTATCGAAGAAGCCACGTAATGAATTGTTAGCAGCATCAGAAGATACAGAAATACCTACAAGTGCCATGCCAAGCATGGCAAGCAGAGAAAAGATAGGATGCTTAGATATAACAGCTGCAAGAACTGCAAGGGCCTTAGACAAGGAATTTACTGCCTTAGTAACAACTGTAATAACCAGTGCGCCCATAGCTTGTACGCGCATGAGCACGAAGGCGCCTGCCACAGCTACAAGCATCACGCGCAGTGTCGCGGCGCCGGCACTCGTAGTAGACATGGCACTTATCAAAGTAGCCAAGGCGTTGACTACAGTGGTAATAGCCGGAACTACAAGATTAAAGGTAGCAACAAAGACTTGCGCAAAGTTGCCAAATACCTGACCGGCAGCCTTGCCAAGCGACATAAGAGAGCTAAACAGATTCTTTATATTTGCTATAAAGATTCTGATAGTTTTCTGGGTGCCTTCATCAGGCACGAGGTACTCAAATACGCCGCCGAAGCCGCCCTCAGCAAATGCTTCACGGATGTTAACCAAACCCTCAGACACATATACAAGGAACGACTTGTATGCAGCAGTCAGTGGCTTAATCATCTCAGCGCCGACGGTCTTCAGGGTATCTACAATCTTGGCTTCAAGGCCAGTTATGGTATACATCGCCGCGTCGCCGACACTGCCAAAGTTTTCATTTGCGTAGTCAACGATAGCATTGATTACCTGCTCAGCGGGAAGGTTCAGGTCGCCTACGCGCTCAAGGTCAGCTTCAGACAGGTTGAACTTTTCCTGAATGATTTCAGTGATAGGAACATACGCGTTGGCGAGCTGACGCATTTCTTCTGCACTCAACTTGCCCTTGGTGTAGATCTGACCAAGTGCAAGTGCGATGCGATCCAGCGCCGCAGGGTCACCAGACATTGTGCCGAGGTTAGTCAGACCTTCCATAATGAACATCAAGTTTTCATACTCGATGCCGTAAGCAAGCAGCTTCTTGGAAATGCCGGCTAAGTCCTGATAATCGAAGATAGTTTCAATGGCGTGCTCCTGTAGCACTGACATGAAGTTGCTAGCCAGCGTTGTGTCGCCAAACAGCGCACTGTACGTAACATGGGCGTAATCCAGCTGCTTGTTGAACTCCCACAGAGCACTTGTAGCTTGTTGAATCTGGTTAGCTACAGTATAGAAAGCCTGTGAAACAAGAATGCCCTGCACAATACGCGCAGTGTCTTTTAAGCCAAGGTTATGCGTCTTTAAGGTACTATTAGCTTGCCCATAGTTTTTACCAAGTTGTGAAGCAAAGTCAGACATCTGCCTTGACGCTCTCGACAGGTTAGACGAAAAATCAGCTATATTAAGCTTTAAGGTAGCAGCTAGCGTGGCAAATGACATTAAACTCACTCCTTACCATCCTGGTATCTGATCTATGAAGCCTAGTTGCGTAGACTTACCTACATTCGGCGTACCCTTTCCAGAACCGCCATGCATTTGTTTTAGAACATCCTCATGCACAGAGAGCTGGGAAGCAAATTGCCTGGGTGTGAGAGCCCAGGTTTCTTTATCGGTATACTCAAGCCATACGCGCCCAACGTATATAATGTATGGCCAATCCCAACCGTCTCGGTTGGGATTAGTCATAGCATCAGCGTTGGGATTTACGCGTTTGGGATGTTAGTATCTCCCTTTTCGTCAACCTGAGGCATATCCTCAGACATTGCCTCAGACATAGACTGCATGATCTGCTGCATAGACTGCAGGTCGATCAGATTACCGACTCGCTGCTCGGTAAGACTGGAGTCCTCGTAGTGCAGCAGACCTGCCCACAGGATGAACCTGGCTGCCTTAATGCTGCCTTCATCCAGCTTCTTGAAGGCGGCATCTACAGAACCATACTTGTCTTCCATTTCAGCCATAGCATTGAGGGTGAACCGCAGTTCACGCTCAACGCCGTCATTCAGAGTAATGGTCTTTACTCTGGGTTTTGCATCTCTCAGATTAGACATTCGACTTTCCTCCTAATAACGGATAATTTTTGTGTTAGCCGCCGGCGACAGTAGTGCCAGGCAGGACAGGCGCCTTGAACCAATTGTTCATAGTGGCCTCATTGGCGTTCTCGCTGTCACCATCCAGCTCGTACTTCCAGGGGCGCACGGTCTTACCATTCACAGTGTAGGGATAGTTCAGCTTAGCGAACTGACCGGAGATGGTATCAGACTGGAAGTTGATGCTGTCGCCCTTAGTCTCGTTGGCGTCCTCGGGCTCGCTGAACTTGCCCTTGTACAGCCACACATAGCGGTACTTGCCATTGGACTTCAGGGTACGGAAACCGATAGCCACGTAGGGCGGGACATCGCTGTCACCATACACCACGGCGCCGTTGGTGTCGATCTGGTGTCCGAGTAGATCGGCCTTATTCTGCGCGGTCAGCTCGTTCTTCTGAATCTCGACATCAATCTTGCCCAGGGTAGATGCAGTTTCCATCGGGCCATCATCTGCAAACAGGGTCTCCAGGGAACTGTTCGGGTTGATGTTGATGGACATAACACCGGGTGCAGGCACAACAGTGTCGTAGGTAGGTGCGGCAGTAGCAGTATCCTCAGTCTTCATTTTAGCGTAGACGAGGTTATCGCAACCAATTCTAGTAGCCATATTGTATTGCCTCCTATTCTAAGATATTTGTAGTTATTCCAAGGTTAAAGCAGTAGACAGTTCTATTGCTTTCATCCTGTGAAATTTTGAATGGGGTCTGCCTTATATAGACCTGACCCCAAAGAGAATCTGTAAAATCTACACGTAGACTTTCAGATGGGGAACGGAATATGCCAATAAGCTGCCATGCTTTAGCCTTAGCCAGCAGTGCAGTCTTGCTGCGTACTTTGACCTGCACAGATCGATGTACACTATCAGTAAACGGCGATAGGGGATCACCGGCATATTCATGGAATACGATGACGTTATCTGGCGCCTCTGGCATGAAGTCTCTAAAGGAGTCTTCACCGTCACCTACAAGAACGCCTTTAGTAACACCATATGCAACTAAAGCCTCTAAAAGTGTCATTAGTCTTCTCCTTTATAAACTGCTTTGCCGCCGCGCTGGGTGCCAGTGCTATGCTGCTCGAACTTAGTGCTGAAAGACTTGTACGGAGCATGCTTAAACTTGACATTACCACCACGTCGGTAGTATCTAATGTAGTTATGCTTATGCTCAGTAGCGTATATAGCACGCTTCCAATACGTCATTGCTGTACGAGCAAACTTGCCGGACGCCCAGTTACGTATTGGATCTTCCAAGAACTTGGCCTTACCTCCATTAGGATGCGACATGTCAAGGTCTTCATGCACCTTAGCCGCGTACGTTGAAGCCTGAAACCCGCTCTTAGGATTGATATTATCAGTAGGTGGCATAGCCCAGTCTATAGGTCCAAAATCAACCTGAGTATTTATACCCTTGGTATCACCATAGCCAAGCACTGCTCCGTACCGGTAGCTCTTTATATCAGTTCTACGCGATATGCCAAGATATGCAGACGATATCAGTGTGCCGGTATCTACTGGAACCTCACCTAGACTATCAGACATTATTTCCCAAGCAGCTTGTTCTGTAGCAGCCTTAGTACCGGCGCCTACATTGCGTATTGCAGCCTCACAAGCAGTTACAAACTTGCTGCGCTCTGTCTGAGAAATATTGAAGTCTATACGCATTAGAGATACACCACCTTGAGATCGACTACACCGTTTCTGTAGTACTCCACAATACGATGTATCGGACGATCTTCACCATTGAAGATAACCTCATCAGTAACTTTGATGGCCTCGGTGCCAGGAACGTACAGCTGCGTAGTAGACGTAACTTCAGCACCCATCGCATCAGTGACGATTTTAACATCACCAACAGGATAACACTTAGAGTCTACAGCAGCGCCGTATTCCTTATCTCCGGCACCGTTGCGCTTGACAAAGGGCTTGAACTGATACGGTACATTGATCCAGGACTTAAGGCTAGCGAACATACTTACCACCTCTCGGACCAGGCCACGGAGGGTTACTAAACATACCTTTCCGGAATGTTTTAGGATAAGCATACTCAGGAACAGATACGCCGCTAATAGCTACAAGCTTCTTATAGTAGTCAGCCTGCTCCTTGAAGAACTTTAGCCGATCAGTCGGGTCCTCAGACTGCGGGCCGAGAGAACGCTTGATATCACGCGCAAACAGAGTAGCAGCACGATTGAACAGCTGAAAGCGGCAAGTATTAGTACCTTCGCCGTAGGTATCAATGATGTACTGAATTTCTTCATCCTGCATAATAGGATTGTTCTTATCAGTGTCACCTATTAGGAATCTAGCTTCATTGAGTGGACCATCCTTAGGATTGCCGGAATAAGAAAAAGACATCAATAACACCTCCTTACTTAGATACTACCTTAACCACAGGGACAACTTTAGGCTGCTCAGGCTGCTCAGGCTGTTCAGGCTGCTCAGGCTGTTCAGGCTGCTCAGGCTGCTCAGGCTGCTCAGGCACGCTGCCGTCAAGATTGACAGGCTCATCAGGCACGCCACCGATAGCCGCAATTTCGACGTTCATACGCACTTTGAAGTATTCACGCCACTTGTCAAAGTTATGCTCGTTAACTTCAACAATTCGTCCCTCAGCTACACGGGACTTAAACCGCTTGATGGCGGCCGGCTCAACTACAGAGCCGGGCGCCATCATTTGGCCACAGTTTCTGAATGCTCTTCGGACTACGTACATTAGCCGACGATGTCCTTGAAGAACACGCCCATATCCTTACAGATCTGCTTAGCGTCGAAGGCCAGTTCACCTTCAATACGCTCAGTGCCCAGGCCGAGCATGTCCATAGGCAGGCGGACGATACGGTTACCGTAAGCGCCGGAACCTTCCAGGCCAGTCCATGCAAAGATGTAGCCAGCGGAAGGCTTACGCAGGGCGGGACGGGGGTTGCTGTAGCACAGCAGGGCATGCTTACCCATGATGAAGTCAACAGCAGCGTCAGCGCCCTTGGCAGCAGAGTTAACCACAGACCAAGCGACGAATACGCGCTCGACACCGAACAGGGTTGCCAGCAGGTCCTCAGTGACGATGCCCTTCTGGGTGTACTTGATGCGATCCAGGATGTCCTCATGGTTCTTCAGAGCGTTGAAGGCGTGGGGAGACAGGACCAGGGTATTGGGCTTGAAGCCGGTAGCACCAGCCATAGCAACGCCAGCATCAGTGATGTCCTGGATGGGGTTGGAGGTAGGCATATTCCACTTAATGACCGTGCCTTCTGCAGCAGCGTCGCCACCAGCGATCTCAGTGCCCCAAACACCAGCCTTGAAGAAGTTGGTAGCCCACTGCATTTCGCGGCGGATCAGCATCTTCTGGGTAACGAAGTCAGTTGCATCCTTGTCGGCATCCAGGGGCTCGTCGTAGTTGGCGCGCTCCTCAGGAGTGACATCCTTGTGGAAGGCGTGCTTGCGGCAGTAGTAGGGATCCGCCGCCTCAACGCCGTAATCGCCGCCGGCAGACTCAGTCGCAGCGCCACGGACCTGGGCCTCGTCACGCATGAAGTCAGCCTTGCTGTAGATGTAGAAGATATCGGACTGGCGCTTAACGGGCACGATAGGGAAGACCTTGTCGGCGATAAACGCACTGGCGTCCTGCAGGTAGGAAACAGAAATGTTTGTCAACGCGCGATCAACATGCGCATTCTGCATAGTAGGCATTATCTACTCGCTCCTTTCAGATTAAAGCTTGACGGTGATCAGTTCACCGGCAGCAGTGGCAGAAGTGATTGCGATGGCAGGGCCATCGCCGGCAACAGCCTGGCCGTCTGCATTGGAAGCAACAGCAACGCCAGCAGTAACGGCACCGCCAGCCTCGACCATCACCAGACCATCAGCAATTTCCAGAACTTCACCGGCCTTGGCCTGGTTCATAGAAACACCAATGATGGGGGTAGCAGCAGTGGCAGGAACACCATTGCTGCTTGCATTTGCGGACACGAAACGGAACCGCGCAACATCAGCGCCAGCAGGCAGGCTGAAGCGCTGACCAGGAATTTCAAAAGCGAACATTACTTAGCACCTCCATTTAGATATTCACGGTACAGCTCAGGATTCTCATCCAGAGCGATGGACATAGCCTTTTCGATGGTTACAGAGTCGCGCTTTGCGATCTCAGCAGCCTTTGCCTCCAGCTTGCCCCAAGCCTCATCAGAGGTATTCAGAGGGGTAGTGGAAGCGCCATTACCGGCATTCTTACCTACTTCAGACAGAACGCTTGCCTCGATGGCGCTGTTGATGGTAGTCAGCAGCTCTGCAACTTCAGGAGTGCAGCTCTTCAGAATACCTACAAGCTTTTCCTGCTCAACAGGAATAGCCTTCAGGGATGCAGCCTTGGCGATAGCGGCAGCTTCAGCCTTCTCTTCGTTGGCCTTGCGTACCTCTGCCTCAGCAGCTTCCTTCTGCATGCGCATCTTCTCGAACATAGCGCGGGCAGCCTCAGGCATGCTCTTCAGGGTCTCTGTCTCGTCAAAAGCAGCAGACTTCTTCGGCTTGCCGCAGGTCTTGCACTTGCCGTCCTCACCAGCCTCACCGCCGCACTCGCATTCAGTGGACTTAGCCTTGAACGTTTCAAGTTCAGCATTAGCAGCAGCCAGTGCTTCATTTGCCGTGGTCAGCGCAGCCGCACTCTCTGCCAGGTCGGTGTTCGCCTTAGAAAGCGCTGCGTCCTTAGCGTCGAGTTCAGCCTGAATGACTTCAACATGCTCGGGCTTCATCTTACTCAGGATCTCAGTAAGCTCCATGGGTTCTCTTGTCTCCTTTCGTTTATAAAGTTCTATGAAAGCAGCGGAATTCGCTCCCTCATCTACGAAGTCGATCCGATTAACAGTCAGATCTAGTAGTGCGTAGGGCATCAAAAATCCTCCTATCTTATTATATGCGAGTTAGCCGACGATTATAACCTTACAGCTTAACTCTTTTGGCCGTACCTTGAATAGAGAACATACGGTATGTACCATCCTTGACCTTCGCAAAGACCTCAGGATCATGGACCTTAACGGTGATGAACCAGCCCTCAGGCACAATTCCCTCAGGAATGCCAATAGCTGCCTGCTTATCCTTGGTCAGCACAACGGATTCTACAACGGTACCCTTGCTGTCGCCACGATGCATCTCACCGCTGTCGCGGTATTCCATCATGAACTTAATGGCAGCCTTTTCAAGGGTCTCAGGCGAGATAACATCGTCCTGCCAGTCCAGAGGCACACTGCCATCCTTATTGATGGCAACGTTCGCCCAGCCACTGACAAGGCCTTCGTCCTCGCGAGCCTTATGGATATCAAAACCCACATCGATGTAGATGTTGTCGTCATCTACAGGCGTTTCATCGCGGATGTATACAGACTCCACGATGGTTACATCGGAGCTTGTGCCGTCCGGTCTATAGATAGATGTGGTCCGGCGCCGCTCCATGCATTCATTGCTAACAATAATGCTCATTGGTTTCCTCCTTACGTGTAACGTTGGTCATTCTGCTCAAACAGCTTTTCTGCCGAGTCATCGGGGTTATCTACAACGGGTTCTTCAGCAGGCTCCTCAGACTTCTCATTGGCACCTTGTACAGAGTACACTTCATCAAAGGTCTGATCGGACATGCTGGGGAAACCCATAATGTGCCACAGGTGACTGAGCAATTCTTTGTCCTTAGCAATGTTAAGGCCCATAGCACGCAGCATAAGTGCAACCTCCTGTACAGAGGGCATCTGAATGCCACTAGGAACAATCTCAGGCAGCTCAACGAGGCCTGGGAAATTATTCATTGCGAACAATCTCGGAACTGCAAACGCATTGAATACATCTGCAATATTACTGACCTGCGCCTGCAGAGCTGCAGCAAGCAGAGACTGCTTAGTATCTGCGAGAGCAAAAGAACCTGTACGGCCGTTACCAATAAGGATGATGTCAGACAGCATAGTGATAGCAATACGATTGTCATACCTTTCAATCGTTTCGCCAATATTGATCTGTCTGGAAGACCCAGAGGTAAGCAACTTAAGGTCCCAGCCGTGCGGCAGCAACATACCCTCTTCACTATCACGACGTACAGAAGCTACCAGGCGCTCTGCATCAGCTTTCATCTTGACCATCCGAGCATCTTCGTCGTTCCATAGATCAAGACCTTCAGGAGCAGTAAGAACAGGGAAACCTGCAAGGTCACGTTCAATACCGATGCCCTCAATCTCTTCAAAGTGCTTTTTGAAGAACCAGGAACGGTATGCATTACGAAGCATAGACTTACCCTCAGGATTGTCCTTGCTTACGCGCGTGCGGAACAGTAGTCCCTTGGACATAGGAATACGGATGGTTTTGAAGTCAGGCTCACAGCGCTGGATAAACGCCTTTACATCGCCCTCTTCGTCAAACTCCCATTCAGCGAGGGATGTTTGTGCTCTACAAGGCAACCGACGCCAACCTATGCGACCATCAGAGTACTTACTGTGATACTTGCTGTTAGTCTCATTAGGTCCGCGTCTAATCTTGTAGACAATTTCATGGAAGCTGAAGCCATACACCAGCATGGATAGAATTTCGCAAATAGTATTTGCCCAGGACGTATCCATATCATCCATGCATTCACGTAAGAACTTCGCCGCCTCATGATCTACATCGGATTTACCCTTAGGCTTCACTTCCCAGGTACAGCCACGAATGAGCATTTCTGCAAGGTACATAACAGCACCGATAACAGCGTCATTATCTGCCATCTCCTGATACACCTTTGCAGCACCCGGCCAGTGCAACTCAGGCAAGAAATCTTCGTAGATATAAGGACCGTACCGCCTAAGGCCGGAAACGCCAAGCGGCTTGAAATTTTGTGGTGTTTTAGGCACTTGTTTACCTCCTATCTATTGAATTTTGACCAGTAGCTACCACCAGTCTTTTTAAGACCAGTAGGAGCTCTTTGTAACGTAGTGCTTCTGAAGTAATTAAATGCACCAGAGAAACCGTCTATAGTGTCGTCATGTGCACCGTAAGGGAACAGGTCAGCCTCATCGAAAAATGGCAGCATGTTTCTACACCGGTCAGATATGAGCACACGACCAGCCTGCGCTGCTGCAGAGGCTGCTCTGGAACGTTCAACCTTGGAGCCAGAAGCAGTAACGCCAAGTACATCATAACCATTCAGTACATTGCGCATGTAGTGATCAGTCGTGATCTTACCGGAAGAACCAGGCTCTTCCTCAATACGTATTGTGCAAGAATATCCATCAAGTTCAGCAGTCTGCCTGACGATATCTTCGAGGTCACCAGGAGTCTTCTGTACTCTGACTATATCCTCAATCCAATACATGCCCTGATAATGCGCCATCTTGAAACCTACAGACCAGTCAGGCTGACGCTTATCGCGTCCCTTACCAGTTCTCTTTGCAGGGTCAGTAGATGCAAAGTCCCAGTGTCTAACGTGTGTAGCAGCACTAGGTATCTCGTGGTGTGGCACAATAGTAAACCAACGTCTGTCAAGCAGGTCACCAGAAGCCTTGATCTCCCAGTTACCATTGAGCAGCTGCTCGCGCTCTATAGGATCCAGCTCGGCAAGTGCTTCTTTATACTGCTCAGCATCGAGGTAAGGGTTATCATCCAAACCTGCACCAATAAATATACGGCCGTTTTGCTTGCCTTCTACAAAGAACCTCTGATAGTAGTACTCACCAAATTGTCCGCCAGGGTTACAGGTAGCTCTGAACCGCAAAGGAACTTGCAAGGACTTCTTTTTACGAAGACGAGAGAACATATAGCGGTAGTTAGACGGAGAAATGTGGGTACACTCGTCCATACCGATATACTGGAACTCAGCGCCTTGATAACGATAGCAGTCATTGTCAGACTCAAGATATCCGAAGCTTAACGTTGCGCCGGATGGGAATGTATACTGCTTTTCTTTCTCAGACCAACGCACTTCTTTCGTTTCTACAAACGGCATTAGCCACTGCTTAGATACGTCAATTAGGGCGCCTGGCAAAGAAAGGTCCGCGTATGTTTTACGAAATAGAATTGCAGAGTATCCGGGGATATCTACAAATTGTAACGCGCCCATTAGCTGAGCAATCGACTTGCCGCCGCCGGCGGCTCCTCCATACAGTATTTCTTTTGTGTCATTCATCAAAAGAAATGCACGCTGCTTTGGAGTGGGATCATAGGGTATATACTTAGTTAGACGCGGCGTCAGCAGCTTTTGTAAACTACTGGGATCTATACTTGATAGGTCAATATTCGCCACATAGCCACCTCCATTCGACTGTGCCCCGCCCGGCGAACCGGGCGGGTTCTTATTATTGCTTACTCAGCTTCTTCAGCAGGCTCCTCGATAAGCTCTGCAACGCCTTCGATCACGCCAGTATTGATGTGTGCAGCATCAGCCAGGCCTTCACCAAGGATGTAGCCAACTACAGTGGCACCCGCCATGATAATGGCAGTTACCTGAGTGGCAGTCGCCTCAGCGCCACCGAAAGCTACAATCATCATGCTGACGAATGCCGCGACGGCAACCCAGAACTTACGGCTGGTAAGCTTGCGCTTCCAATCGATCTTGTCCATGCATTGTACCTCCTTTCTACAGGTTAAGATGCACTCACAGTGTTTGCTGCTACAGCAGACACCACGTCAAGGGTAATGCGAATACCCTCATTGGTCTCTGCATTGTAGGTCTTGAATACAGGTACGGAATCTACACCGACCTCTTTGGGGTTCAGCAGTTCGCCAAGGTACTCAAGAGTACCGGAGCTACTGAACACGGCGATACCGACAACCTGCTTGTCACCGACAGCCCAGTTGCTCTCAGCCAAACCAAACAGGATGTTCTGAGCAGTGGTCGTCACGCCTTTGTCGGTCGTAAAGTCACCACTCAGGATGGTGTACCGTTCATAGCCTTCACCGGTCACCTCAGTGTAGGTATCATTTGTTACGTCGATTGCAGTCAGCAAAGCTATCTTGTTGCCAGCCTTAAAGACCGCACTCAAAATGGATGTTGCTTTTGACTTTGGAAAGCCCATTGGTTATTCCTCCTTTATACGCGCCACCACTTGCGGCGCGGTTCTTTACTCAACAGTTCTACAGCTTCTCTGCGCCGCCGCTGTTGACAGTCGCCGCAGATGTATAGACACTTCCAGTATACTCTTACGGCTTTCCACCATGGAGGAATGATGATTCCCCATGGTTGGTACACAATATAGCCGTATTGATGACAATCGTGGCATTGAATTACTTTGCCTTTGGTTTTCATAAGCAGCTTATGTTGGTAGCACACCAGGATACTCGCTGTGCTTACGGATACGATTCTTGTAATCGCTGTAAACAGTACTAAACGCCTTAAAGTCGTCATAAAGCAAATCTGGAACGTATACATCACAGTAGTATGACGGTACATTAAATTTAGTAGGTGGCGTTTCGCTAAGAAAAATAATCTCATTGAGCCAATCCATTGCGGAGCTACCGAATGTAATATCAGTAGGGCCTTCTACTATAAGCTGCGCAATAGAAGAGGACTGTGCGAAATAGTTACCAGATATAGTTGCTACGCTGCGTGGTATTCTTAGTGAGCGAATTCCACGATTACTAGATAAAAAGCCGCTTCCTATACTTGTTAATTTGCTTGGCAATTCAATAGAGTTAAGAGAATAACAGTTATAGAAGTTATAGTCTCCTATGGTAACAAGTTCGGAAGGAATACGTATTTTCTGTAACTTACACCAATCACTGAGAGCACGGTTACCAATAGAAGTAACATTATTTGACATAAAAAATCTTAAAGCGGTACGCATACCACTACAGAAACCTTCAGGCAGTTCAGTAAATACTTTTGGAATAGATAGTCGTGTGCATTGCTGGGAAGATATAGAGTAATTATTAATAGTACTGATGCTCTCAGGGACGCTAATAATATGCAGCCTATTAGCCCTAGAGTAACTGCCTAAAGTACTATTTAACGCATACTGTTTGAGTTCAATAACGCTGTCAGGCACTGTAAGAACGGGCGTGTCATAGATGTACTGTATGCCAGCCTTAGGTATGATCTGTAGTGTGTTAGGAAGTGTAATGGCAGCGCAGCTGGGACTGTATATCGCGTATTCAGACAACTCAACATTGGGGCCAACATATATTTCGGTCAGATATTCACGATACTGGCTTGTGCCGCCACCTACAAACGTAGTAGCCGCTGTGCCACCACCAAGAGTCATAGTACAGCCGCTTGCTACTGTAAGCGTGACTTTGTATATGCCTACTGTGGCATAAGTATGCGTCGCTTTAACAACACCTGTGCCAGCGACGGTTGTAACTGAGGTGCCATCACCCCAGTCGATGGACACGCCATTTGCAACTGTTTGCTGAAAGTTAAGCGGAACAGCAAGATACCCAGAGTAAGTTACATTCAGGGTAAGATGCGTCTTACCATCTGTAGGCACATACATAGCACCAACATCAATGGGATAGTCATAGGCTTTTATTTGCTCCAAAGTATAGTTCCAGCCAACAAACGTCAGGCCGTCATGCCTAGGAGGCGTCGGTAGCTCTGCAAGACTCGTAGCCTGCACAACAGACATTTTCGCAGCAAGAGTGCCGTCGTAATCCCAGAAGCACGTGTCATCTATCCAATCAGGCTCTGCAATAATCGGTCCACCGTTTGTGCCCTTTACGCCTCCTATTTCCTTACCGTAAGCAACGTTCTCAGGCACAAGTGTTTCTGGCTTAGGTATAATAACCTTGGACATGACTGTATCTTCATCCGCTTCTACCGTGATGCTGTCCAGAATATCGAATGGCACCTCATCAATAGTTTTGAAGCTACACGCCGGGGCAAGCTCGATAGACAGTGCACCGCAGAGGTATGCATCAGTGGTGGACGCTGTGCCAGACATAAAGGTTACAGTTTCATCGTTGCTAACGTCAATAGCAAGCAATAAGCGAGATTGTGTGGTGCTACCTAACTGTATAGTTAGTGCTTCATTTGATACTCCCCAAACAGGTGGATTAGCAATTGTCCAAATGTACCTGGTTACGCCCCATAAAACTATTTTGCTACTTGGGCGATTGAATGTAGCGGACGTAGTAGTATCACCACTGCTACAGCTCTTATACTGGTAGGCGTTATTTGTGAAGCCGCTAGCTCCAGCAAAGGACACCAAGTTGATATAAATTCGCCCAGCGGTCTCCTGCGTAACTACAATACTTTCAGTGGTAGAAGAAGCATACTTATACGCAAATGATAATGTCTGGAAATAAGAAGAGGCGGCAGCATCCGTGTTGATTTCGTTTACGCTCTGACTTGTTGAAATTAGCGTCCATCCTTCAGCAAGCGACGTAAGCTCGCTACGAATAGCTATACCAGCAATTATCAAATCGCCAACATTGCACTCTATAGAAGCAGACAACTCAGTTCCGCTAGCTACCTCGACTGTGGCAGAACTGCATGCAGACGGATCAAACGCTTCGTACTCATCAATGACCGCATAGCATTGGCCAGAGACATACTTACCAGATGCACCTAGGTATATATACTGCTTACCGAGATTGTTTCTATCGGCAAGTATTGCATCCATAACCTCTTCACTATAAATGGCGTTAGAGTAGTCTCTAAAGTCAAGAGTGGCTGTCTTATTTACAATGTCACCTGCAAAGTTACCAACAACGCCCGCAATCTTCTTGCCCTTTTTGATGTGCTCAGGCACGAGATCGGTGGGTTTTATAATGGTTGCAGACTTCACCAGAATACCATCGTCGGCAGTCACAGGCATATCGCCAATAGAGAAGTCCGGCACGATCTCCATGTCCTCCACGGCTACACCCTTAGTGTATGTCTGCTGTTTACCCTCAGTCGTAGTATCAAAGGTCACCGTCTCGATGCCGTAATAGGCCACATCGTTGCCGTTGCGGTCTTTGAGGATTATGCCCTCTTGTGTTTCTTCCTCGGTGCCGCCGATTTCCCCATCGCCCGTGTCACTTCCACCGGTGTCCTCGCCGCTCAATTCGTTCACATGGTACAAGGAGACGGTGTGTTCAGTCTCCGCCGTGTCCGTTAGGCAGAGGCACAACATGAACCCTTCTGTTGTAAGACCAATGATAAACGGCTCACCATTGCCGTCCAGTCCAAGATCCGTACCATTGCCCATTAAGCAATGTGTGCCTTCCATCACAGTGCTGGCGTCCTGCGCAGTACAGAGGTATACTTTTCCATTCCATACGATGGCACATTGCTTTCCGATTTCAAACAATTCCACATCTTCGGCAATCGGGAAGAAGTAGCCGAACTCCGCATCCAGCGCGCTGGTAAATGTCGCGCTCTCCACGATCACCGTGGTGGCAATCTGAGAAACGCTCACAGTATGCTCCGTCGCGGTTGTTTCAATCGAGAAAAACACCAGCGTATCGGCTTCTGCTTCCAGTTCCTCTGCCGTGTAGTAAATGATGGCAAAACTTCCGCTTACGGGATTTCCTTCTGCATCCACAACCACATCCGAGATAGCAGGCACGCCCCACAAATTCGCATTCACGGCACAAGCGCAGATATGCTCTGCGCCGTCCCAACTTATCCGGTATATTTCACCCTCTACTGGCACAAATGGCGCAGGGGACATCGGCAGGCCGCCATCTGTAAAACCAGTTAACTTCTGCTCAGCAAAAATTACTGTATCAGCCATTTATTCACCTCCAAAAATATTCTGCCGGATATAGAGGTTACTGCCATCCTGCACCGGCTCCAGGAAAACATCGGTGTCTATATTGCCGCTACTACCATCAGTCCAGAAATGATCAGTAGAACGGATGTATAGGTTATCATCAGTCTGCACAGGCGTGTAGAATACATCCATATCAATGCATGCATTGTTCTGGTCCTGATAGCTACTCCATGCGCTGCGAATATACAGGTTGTTGCCGTCGCGCACAGGCGGATAGAACTCAACAACATCAATGTAGCCCATGTCTCTATCATGCCAGAATAGCCATAC